CAACGGCGCCCCATTGATGCATGTACCGATGTTGCCGAGTACTACGGTATTCCCGTGGCAGCATTCGCTCGTTTCATGATCGCCCTTCGCATCTCAGTGCGCACCGAAGCCGAACAACTTGCACTGCTTGCCTAAGCGGATCATTCATGAACACTTACATTGTCTTCAATCGCGACAAGCAGCAGTTCATTGTGTCGGCTGAATCATGGGTTCGTGCCATTCAGGATGTATTGATGCACACTGATTCACTTGGGCAGTGTTCCGCTGCAGACGATTGGACCGCCCATCGCCTGAGCGATTACAACCCCAGAATTCGCGCCCGGCTAATCGCCGATTCTGTTTCCGTTGTCAGTGTTTAACCCGTAACCGTTAGGAGAATTCGTAATGCACCCTCATGCTATCCACGCCATTCGAGCTGCAGTCAATTGGACCACTTGGGGTAGTTTTGCCGCTACTCGATACGCTGCTAAACGCGGCGTACCCGCTCGCTTGGTTCGCCTGGCCCGTCAACTGCACGCTACCCGGGAGCTGAACAATGGCTGAAAGAATCACCGACAAACATCTGCAAGGTTTGTGCGATCGCTTGAATCGGCTTACCGGTTCGCCCCTTGTCCCATATCTCAAGGTAGGCGATAAACATGTCGCACAAATCGGCAATTACCATTTGTCGTATGCATATGGTGGTGTCGCCTTGCATCGCATGCACTCGGCCGGCGGTGGCGTGAACGAACCGCTTTATACAGGGCATGTTTCGAAACGTGAACTGTGTGGCCGGATGCATGCATTTATTCTTGGCATTGAAAGTACTAAGTCATGAAACACTTTTACCACTTGACTCCCAAAAGCTCGAATGGCAAAACGGGACCGATACCTGTTAGCACTACATCGGCCGATTCTTGCCCATCGGATTGTGCGATGCGCGATGCATGCTATGCGTCAACCGGGCCCCTTGCGTTGCATTGGTCTGCGGTGTCGTCAGGATCCCGCGGAACTGACTTGTCCGGGTTTTGCTCGAGCATCGCCAGTCTTCCCGATGGTGCACTGTGGCGCCACAATCAGGCCGGTGATTTACCACAGATTGACGGATCAATCGATCCCGTGGCACTCGGGCAGCTCGTACAGGCCAACCTTGGGAAACGCGGGTTTACATACTCGCATCATCGGGATGCTGATTCGCTCAAATGGATACGCCATGCGAATCAATGGGGTTTTCGGGTCAACCTTTCCGCTAATGACTTGTCCGATGCTGACATGCTGGCCGATACCGGCGCCGGTCCCGTGGTCGTAGTGCTACCGTCCACACAATCGACGAACACTGTCACGCCGGCCGGTCGGACCGTGGTCATTTGTCCCGCCACTCAGCGCGAGGATGTCACCTGCGCCACTTGCCAGCTTTGCCAGAGGGAAAGAACTGCCATTGTTGGGTTTCCCGCCCATGGCACGAAACGCCGCGTCATCGATATCAAACAACTGAAAGCCTGAACCATGTTCAAAACTGACATCAAAACCATCAACGCGGTGCGCCCCATTATCGCGCAGCACTACGGGATCAACTCACCCTTGTCTAATGCCGACATCAGGGCAGAACTACTGAATCTCAATCGCAAGCATTCCAAGGGCATCATGGATGATAGACAAGAGCGCCTGCATTCTGCAATTACCAATGCACTGAAAGCCTGAACCATGTTCCTCCACCACACAATGACGGATAACGAGATTCTGCGCACCTGTGAGGGTTGCGAGTCTCCGCACCTGCGCCTAGTCGCCGATAGACTGCGGGCCCGCGTTGACGACATGCGTGCCATCGACATCCTTGCATCGGATGCTCTGAAAATGTCCGATGCGTGCGCTATTTTCGACAAGCTGCAGCGGATCCAGGAAACCGCGAAGCAGACCTAATTGGCACCAGTCACCCCTAACCCACAAACCCGGGCCTATGCGCCCGGGTGACCTTTTGGAGAATCGAAACATGACACCCATCGAACTGAAACAATGGCAAGCTGACCTAGGTTTGTCCGAGCTTGCCATGGCGCATTATTTGGGCGTGCCTGTCCATACGCTGAAAAAGTGGATCAATGGCACCAGGACCCCCGATTCCGCAACACTGCGCCTATTCGCAATCCTGCAGCGCATCGGCAGGGCTTACCCGATGCTCCACGGTGAGCTGTTGAGCGAAGCCCGCGCATCGGCACCAGATCAAGCCAAGCGGCCACGCGGCCGGCCGGCTAAGGCATCGGCACCAGCGAGCCAGGAAAACGCCCCACAGGCCCCAGAATCCCCCGCTCCCGATATCCCGGCCTGGCTCACCTCGTCCGTATAGGGGAAAATCCGTACCCAAAAGCCATTTTCCGGGGCAATTTTGGGTTTCTGGAAAACGAAAAAGGGAGGCAGGTCGTGAGACCCCCTCCCTCAAGTTTCAAGTTAGTGCGTGCTAACTAGCTTTGGATTCGCCACAAAGTTCTCGCAACGCCACCCGATCCAATGTCCGATCTGGGGCGGCTGGGCACGCTCCAACCATCATTGGGTTTCAGATCCTTGACCCTGACCCATCCGACTGCGCGAAGTGATGCACCCGTTTCATCGTGCTGCGTGTACGTAATGCACCTAAGATACCCCATGGCCTTTGCTGCACGCCACACGGCACCATAGAGCATCGAGTTTCCGTTTCTATCCCCAACGGTGCAGGTTCGGTTGACCTCCAGCGTGAACCCATCGTCGAAGTGGCGAGCCACCGGGCGCCCAGCACACGCGACCCCTATGAGCAGGCCCCAATCGGTCTGCAACCCAATGCTGAACTTGTGACCCACTGGCGCCTTGTTGTGCCGATGGTGGTCTGTCACGAACTGCTGCGCCGCCTTGAGGGTGATCGGCACAATCTTCACGCCACCCTCTTTTCCAGAGCCGGCTCCCGAGGCCCCGTGTACCCCGGCACCCGGGTCCGCTCTGTCTTTGGCCCCTGGTGCAGATCGTCCCGGCGCCTCTGCTTCGCCGCAGTCACCTGATCCCGATAATCCCTGAACCACTCCTTCAGGCCCGGGTTGATGGCCCATGTCGCCATGCCTCGGAACTCCTGCGAGCCATCGTCCATGCGAGCCACCCACTTCGCATCCTCCAGCGGGGCCATGGCAATGAGCAACTGCTGCTGCGCCGTGATGCTCGACATCCCCTCGATCTGCCGCCTGGCGCTGCGTTTCAGTGTCCCCAAGGTGAACTGGTCCTGATCGGCGTACTGCAGCACATACTCCGAGCACCACTTCTCGAGCCCCACGGCACCACCATAGTCCCCATCGAACGTGTACCGCAGGCTCGGGATCACGAACCGGCGCACAAACTCAATGGCTCTGGCCATCAGGGGCTCAGAGACTTCGATGGAGTACGGAGCCTCGATGCAGTGCCACACGAGTGCGATGCGACCAACTAACCCCTCCATCTTGCCCATGGCGGTCTGCACGGTCTCCGAGCCCTTCAGGATGCGCTCATCGGTCATCGCACGCTCGTACCACCTCTGGAACGCACGATAGGTGTCGTAGGCCGGACCCGTGAGCCTGTAGGTCATGGGGGGCAGGCCGAAACACACCCGGATGGCCTGGTCATACTCTGCCGAGTTTGTCATGTAGGAGGGCACCGGGTTGCCCAGCTTCCTCATGTCGGCCCTGATGTTGACCGGGATGAACCGCTGCACCAGTCCATCCTTCGAGAGGGCTTTGAAGTTCTCGCGCAGCACCCGAGGCTGCAGGTTCCCAAAAAACGCAACGGCATAGTTGTCGGCCAGCGTGGTGCCCGTGCCCACCCGGTCCATCTCGTACCTGCCAGACTCATAGGCCACGGTCCAGGCACTGCGGTCATCCCCGCTTCGAGGGTCACAGACCTTCTCGACCCACGAGGCCATCTCGTCCAGGGCGCACAGCAAGCCCCGGGGCCTGTCGGCCGCGTGGCGCACAAGTTTCTGCGAGGAGATGTCCTGCACCGTGATCTTGAGCGGCACGGGCTTTGCCGGGTTCGGTGGCAGGGTGGGCAGGGGGCTGTTGGTCAGGAGCGCCTCGGGGGCCGTGGCACTGTCGATGAGGTGCTTCTTGGCCACGACATACCGAGCCTCGTTGACCTCGAAGTCCACAGCCGCCTTTGCGAAACGAGGGGCGTCCTCCCGTTCGAGTTGCGTCAGGATCTCGAACATTGGTTTGGACCCGGGAGTCTTCTTGTCTCCGGGCTCACCGATGGAGCAGATCCACAGCACCGGAGGCACCTTGAACCCGGGCATCAACTCCAGCCGGGTGCGGGCATCCACTGCACCACACACTGCCGCCATGCCAGCCATCAGGGGCACCAGCGGGTCACAACCTATGTGCTCGCTGATCTCCAGCGCCCGGGTGCGCAGCACTGGCGGCACGAGGTCGAAGTCGAGGTCGGGCGGCGGGATGCGGATGTCGGTGATGACCTGATCGGGGTGCTTGATCTCGGTGAGCGGGGAGAAGAATGTCGAGGCGTCCGGCAGGGGCTTGGACCACCCTGCATCGTGGGCCAGTTTGAACAGCGAGCCCAGCGTCACCCGGTTGCCCTTGTCGGCGCGAAACGAGTTCCACTGGGTTGCCATGTCCCGAGGCCCTGGGTACTTGGTGGTCGATCCCTTGCTCCATGTGTCCCACACCTCGAACGCTCTGTCCGGCTGTGCACTCAAGACGCCTGCGCACTGACAGGCCATGCCGATGGTGATCCAGTCCTCGCGTGAGCAGTCCGAGGAGACCGCACCAAGAGCCGAGACGATCTCGGCCCAATCGACCTTCTCTGTGCCCTCCTGCACCGCTGTCTGGGGTGAGCGGGACTCGCCGACCAGCAGGGACTGCCACAGGTCCAGCAGGGCCTGTGGGATCGTGGGCAAACGGGACCAGTGACCACTGCCGGCCCAGCGGTACGGCTGCTTGGTGTCGGGGTGGATCGTCGGGGGCAGGATGTCCTGCACCGTGACCCCGTTGCCCGTGGCGCAGCGCAACTCGTAGATCGTGGTGGCGTCGATGATGACCCGCTTGGATGGCAGGGCCAGTCCGAACGGCATCGCATACAACAGCTTCCCATGACCCGCCCGCCCTGAGTCGATGATGACGGCATCAGGGGCAGCGTACAGGGCATGCAGGTCGATGCCGCGCATCATCAACTCGAAGGATGCGCGGTCCCAGTTGTCGATGTCCAGCGCCATGGTGCCCGAGTAGGCGTGCGCCAGGCCGATGCCGTACCCCGGGGGCAGGGTCTGCTCCAGCGTCAGGGCGCTCTGTTTCAGGTTCCATCCCTTGTGCGCTGGGCCTTTGGTGCCCGGGGGGATAGGTACGAGGGACCACCCGTGGCGGATGTAAGTCTCAACGGACGATGGGTGTTGCGCGACTGGCGTTGGTGTCATAGAATCATCCCGTTAGTCATCGCTTTCTCCTGGGTGTTGGACCCCTTAACCCGCTTCGGCGGGTTTCTTTTTGGCTGGTTCACATCACTTCTCCAAAATATTTTCGTTGCGGTGCTTGCAATGGTACACGAACGTGATACAGTTGTGCAACGGAACCGGAGAAATAAATGTCAAAGCAACCAAACCTAGACTGCTTCCTGACCGTCAGGGTCTCGAAGTCCAGTCGCACCAAATTTCACCGTAAGGCAATGCAGTTCGGTAAGCCGAGTGATGTCATGCGTGAGATCGTCGATGCCTTCATTGAAGGGCGTCTCGTGATTCAACCCAACCCAACCAAAAGGAACCTTTACCATGTCGATTGAACAAACCCTCGCAGCCCTGACCGCTGCCGTTACCGAACTCACCGCCGCTCTGCGTGCCGGGGCAACCACTGTACCGCAAGCTGCCGCACCTGTCGCTCCCGTGATGCAGGCACCAGTGGCCCCGCAGTTCACCGCACCCGCCGCTCCGCAGATGCCCGCGCCGCCCAGCTTTGCGATGCCTGCACCCGCTGCCCCCAGCGCCCCGTTCGCAGATGGCCAGGGCCTGATTGCCTACGTCATGGACGCCTACAAGTCGATGGGTCCGACCAAGGGTGCCGGTATCCAGGGTGTGCTGACCAGCATCGGCGTTGCCAACATCAACGATGTCAAGCCCGAGCAGTACGGTGCCCTGTTCGCGGGTGTCGAGGCTCTGAAGCGGGGGTGATGTGGACTACCGTCAAAAGTACCTGACAGCGAACCCATGGATATTGTTTTGCGACGACTGTCCGTGGATTTCCAAGATTCCCGGTGTTCGGTGTTTCGCGTTTACCCTTTACTGCCGCACCTACTTTGAACGGCTTTCGGAGTACCGACCATGAGCCAGACCACCCACTCCAAACTGAGCCCGAGCAGCGCATACCGCTGGCTCGCGTGCCCGGGGTCTGTGCGCGAGGAGGCGAAGTACCCCGAGCCTCCGAGTGGCCCGGGTGCCATTGACGGCACCCACAGCCACACGCTGCTGGAGCACTGCATCAAGGGCAACGGTGATCCCTTGAAGATGGTCGGCATCAAACTCAAGGACCACGAGGGTGAGTTCGTGGTTGACCGAGCCCGGGCTGATCGGGTGGCGCAGGCTTTGAGTTACGTGCGCCAGCGGGCCGGGTTCATGGGTCAGGTGGTTGCGGAGTCCAAGGTCCAACCGGCACACTTCCTCGGGCGCGACGACATGAGTGGCACGGCCGATGTCCAGATCACGACCCCTCTGGAGTTTGAGGTCATCGACTTCAAGGACGGGATGAACGAGGTCACGGCCAAGGACAACCCACAACTCGAACTCTACGCACTCGGGGCACTGGCGAAACTCAAGTTGCCCATCAACGGCGACTACGGGTTCCAGACTGTTCGGACCACGATCATCCAGCCGAAGATGGCCTTGAAGGGCCTGCCCATCATCACCTCGCACGACTTGACAATCCCCGAACTCATGGGCAAGATTGGCAAATTCGTCGCGGGCGCTGCAGCCACCGATCAACCCGATGCACCCCTGGTGTCCGGGAGTCATTGCAAATACTGTAAACACAAGTCGTGCTCGCAACGGGCCGGCGACTTGGTAAAGGAGATGGGAATGTCTTTCCCTGTTTTGAACCAGCCGGTCAACCCGGTCAGCGAGTTGTCGCAGCAAGCTGCCGACCTCGACCCCAACACCATGACCCCCGAGAAGATCGCCCAGATCCTGCTTGCCGCGCCTCTGGTGCGTCAGATGATCGAGTCGGTCGAGGAGGAGGCCCTGCGCCGCCTGAAGGCCGGCCAGGCGATCCCCGGGCTCAAGGTGGTGCACGGGCGCGGTTCGCGGTCCTGGGCGCTGCCCGAGGAGGAGATGGCAACCAAACTCACCGGCATGGGCATCCCCAAGGGTGTGATCTGGGAGACCAAACTTGTCACCCCCGCGAAGGTCGAGAAACTCAAGTGGGAGAAGACCAAAGCCGGTGAGAAGGTGCAGGCCCAGTTGTCCGAGCGTCAACTCAAGACGCTGGACACCGAGTACATCGCCAAGGTGGCTGGCAAGCTCACCGTGGTCCCTGAATCCGACTCCCGGCCTGCCGTGGTGCTGGATGCCTCGCCGCTGTTCGCAGCGGTCCCCCAAGCCCCGGTGGCAGAAGCCCTGCCCTCGTGGCTCTCGTAAATCAACTGGAGTTATCCATGTCAGAACTCATTTTCCTGAGCGACGTTCGTCTCAGTTTCCCCAACATCGCAGAGCCACAGAGGCAGATGAATGAGACCACCGGTAAAGAGCGGGTTAACTACAACGCCGAGTTCATCATGCCACCTAACCACGCTGGTTTTAAGCAGTTCTACGAGCAATACAGCAAGATGATGGCGACCGTGTTTGCCGAGCATGCCAGCACCGTGATGCAGATGATCCAAGGGGACAAGCGATTGCGGTGTTTTGGTATGGGTGATGAGAAAATTGCCCAGAAGACTCTCAAGCCCTGGAACGGTTACCCCGGCAACATATACATCACCGCTGGGTCGGATCGTCAGCCCCAGATGATCCAGGACAACGGGCAACCGGCCGACCCCGCGAACACGATGGCGTGCATGGCCATTGCCCGCAAGATGTACGGGGGCTGCAGGGTCAACGCTGCCATCAAGCCCTGGGTGCAGAAGAACAAGCACGGCAACGGCATCCGCTGCGACTTGGTGGCTGTTCAGTTCTTCAAGGACGACACGGCCTTCGGTGAGGGTGCTGTGGACGTTACAGGCCTGTTCGGTGCCGTCGCTGCACCCACGGGGCCAAGTGCGTCAGGGGCCGCGATGCCTGCGTTCATGGGCGGCTTTGCCCCGGCGCCACAGATGCCGGCTGCACCCTTTGGTGCATCCCCCGGTCTGCCCTCGTTCCTCGGTGGGCGGTGAACGACGTAGTGTTTGATCTGGAGACGTACCCCAACGTCTTCACGATCAACGCCCAACACGCGCACCTGCCTATCGAGTGGTCTTTCGAGATCAGCGACTGGCGCAACGACTCCCGAGCCATCATCGAGTGGGTGCACTGGCTCAAGAGTATCGACGCCCGACTGGTGGGGTTCAACAGCCTCGGCTTCGACTACCCGATTCTGCACACCCTGTGCCGCATGGGGCACGCTGATGCACGGACCCTGTACGACAAGGCCATGGCGATCATCACGGCGCAGGACGATGACAACCGCTGGATGCACCAGGTCAAGCCCACCGACCGCCTGGTGGACCAACTTGACCTGTTCCTCATCCACCATTTCGACAACCGGGCCCGGTCCACGGGGCTCAAGGTGTTGGAGTTCAACATGAGGTCCGACAACATCAGTGACCTCCCGTTCCCGGTGGGCACGAGCCTCACGCTGGAGCAGGTGCCCGTGCTCAAGCAGTACAACCGGCACGATGTCCTTGAGACCAAGAAGTTCTACTTCAAAAGTCTCGACATGATCCGGTTCCGTGCTGACCTGACGTACCGGTATCAGCGGAACTTCATGAACCACAACGACACGAAGATCGGCAAGGACTACTTCGTCATGGAGTTGGAGGCAGCAGGGGTCGCGTGTTATGACTACGGCCCACAGGGTCGCCAGCCCCGACAGACCAAGCGCCCGAGCATCGCGCTGCGTGACGCCATCCTTCCGTGGATCACGTTCCAAGAGCCTGAGTTCCAGCGGATGCTGGAGTGGCTGAAGAGCCAGACGATCACCGAGACCAAGGGGGTGTTCACCGATGTGACCGCCACGGTGCGCGGGTTCACCTTTGTCTTCGGACTCGGGGGCATCCATGGGTCCGTGGAGTCCGAGATCCTTGAGAGTGACGAGGATCATGTGATCGTGGATCTCGATGTCACCAGCTACTATCCCACTCTGGCGATCAGCAACGGGTTCTATCCGGCGCACCTGGGGCGCTCGTTTGTCGACATCTACTCGCACCTGTTCGAGGAGCGCAAGAAGCACCCCAAGGGCTCACCGGAGAACGCGATGCTAAAGCTGGCGCTCAACGGGGTCTACGGGGACAGCAACAACGTGTTCTCGGTGTTCTACGACCCGCTGTTCACCATGTCAATTACCCTGTCGGGTCAGTTGCTCCTGTGCCTGTTGGCCGAGAACATCGTGCTCAATGTACCCGGGGTGCAGTTGATCCAGTGCAACACGGATGGCATCACGGTACGCATGCCTCACGGGTCGAGTTTTGCGCTCAAGATGGTCTGTGAGCACTGGGAGAAGTTGACCAAACTGAGGCTGGAGCAGATGACCTACCAGCGCATGTGCATCCGCGATGTCAACAACTACATCGGTCAGTACTACGACGGCAAGGTGAAGCGCAAGGGTGCCTATGAGCACGACCTTGAGTGGCACCAGAACCACTCGGCTCTCGTGGTGCCCAAGGTGGCCGAGAAGGTGCTGCTTGAAGGCGCACCGATCCGCGAGACCGTGGAGCAGTGGCCCGAGATGATGGACTTCATGCTGCGGACGAAGGTGCCACGGTCCTCGTTCCTGACATGCGGAGACGAGCGGATCCAGAACATCACGAGGTACTACATCGCCAAGGGTGGTGGGCACCTCTTCAAGTGGATGCCGCCATTGAAGGGCAAGGAGGAGTGGCGCCGCATAGGCGTGGAGTCCGGGTGGGGGGTTCAGGTGTGCAACGACATCAGTGATGCTGGTCGGCTGCCGGTGGACTTCGACTACTACGTGCGCGAGGTCGAGAAACTTGTACTGGGGATGTCATGAGTTATTCGGAATACACAGTGGAGCAAGAGTTTTTGAAGAGTCTTCATGCTCGAATCAATGATCGATTGGACAAGGACTTCAAGGTGTCAATGCCTGAATGGGACAGGATCGACTCAACGATCGTGGCACATCGAGACATCATCACTGGCAGGTTGTTGATTCAAGTTAATTTTGTCTTTGACTCGAATGGACTGCGATGACCCCCGAGCAACCCGACCTCCCCACCTTCGCCACCTGGACCCACGAGAACCTCGTGCGCTTTGCCACCGAGGCGTATTTGAAACTACAGGATCAGCACGAACTGATCCAGCATCTCAGGCACCTTGTTGCCACAACACCAAAGGAGAAGAACGATGACATTCGATGAGTGGTATCAGATCGAGTGCGAGATCGACGCGGCCGAGATGGTCGGCCCCAACGCTCACGAGTTCTGGGGGCTTGTGGAGCGACTGGTCGAGGGCAAGACCCGTCGAGAAGCAGCAATGACCCGCTACACCATGGAGACAGGCAATGGCAAACCTTCTTGAGAAACAGATTGAGCGCAGTGTCTGCGACTACGCAAAGTCCAATGGGTTTCTGGTCTACAAGTTCACTTCGCCGGAAAGGGCCGCAGTGCCTGATCGCCTGCTCATCACGCCCAAGGGTGTGGTGTTCTTCATCGAGTTCAAGCGTGAGGGTGTCAAGGTCACACCGGCACAGGACCGTGAGCACGAGCGCCTGCGGGTCCAGGGAGTCGCGGTGTTTGTCGTGGACTCGGTGGAGAACGGGCGCACGACTATTGACTTCATGGCGCTGCGATGAACTACTACAACGAGATCGACAAGTATGCGGCACAGTGGATCAGGAACCTCATTGCCGCAGGGCACATTGCACCCGGAGAAGTAGATGAACGATCAATCTCAGATGTCCGACCTTCCGACTTGGTTGGGTACACCCAGTGTCACTTCTTCGCCGGCATCGGAGGCTGGAGCCTGGCCCTCAGACTCGCCGGGTGGCCCGACGACAGACCCGTCTGGACCGGCAGTTGCCCCTGCCAGCCTTTCAGCGTTGCAGGCCAAGGAGCAGGGACTGCTGACGAGCGGCACCTATGGCCGCATTGGTTCCATCTTGTACGGGCACTGCGACCTCCAACAGTCTTTGGTGAACAGGTTGATGCAGCGATTAACCACGGCTGGCTCGATCTTGTTCAAGATGACTTGGAAGGTGAAGGTTACGCCTTCGGGGCAGTCGGTGTCCCTGCTGCGGGCGTCGGGGCTCCGCATATCCGACAAAGGCTCTGGTTCGTGGCGGAGTCCAACACAATCGGACGGAGAGGGCGGGGTCATGGAGATTCGCAATGGGACAGCGGGTCACTACAAACTGAGGGACGAGGTACACATGACCAGTTGGCCGACTCCAGACACCAACAACATGCGGGACGGGGAGACCCTGCGGCAGATCACAATCGACGCAGCGAGTCGGGGAGCCAGCCGTGGAGTGAGCCTGCATCACGCAGCAGCCATGACCAGTTGGCCGACTCCCTTGGTCAACGACGAGTTGGGCAGCACGCACTGCTACGGACCCAAGACCAAGGATGGGTCGGAGAGGAAGCGGTTCTGGAAACTGCCGGGAGCGGTGAACCTCACGAGTTGGCCCACGCCCAACACGATGGAGGGAGGTCAGACCAGCAGGAGCGGGAAGCGCAAGGGGGAGTTGCTGATGGGTGGCCTAGTTGGCTGGCCAACAACAACAAGAGACTGGAAGGACGGGAGCCAGTGCGACAACGTGGAATTGAACTCGCTGCTCGGGAGGACGGTGTGGCTGTCGAATTGGGCGACTCCGCAGGCACAGCAGGCCAATGGAACACCGGAGCGATTCTTGGAGCGCAAGCAGGAATCAATGGATCGAGGTTCTCAGTCGATGGGGTTGACTCTCAGCGACCTGAACATGCAAGTCAAGGCCTACCTTGGTCCCGAGCCGACTGGCTCCCCTGCCGCGACGGGAAGTGGAGGCCAGTTGAACCCGGCACATTCCCGCTGGCTCATGGGGTATCCAACCGCGTGGGACGACTGCGCGCCTACGGTAACGCCATCGTCCCGCAAGTCGCGGAGCAAGTGATTCGAGCCTACATGGAGTGCCGACCGTGCTGACCCCCGCGCAACTGTTCCCCTACCAGCAGAGCGCGGTCAACTTCCAATGCACCCACCCGGCCACGATGCTCTGGCTCGACATGGGCCTGGGCAAGACCGCCATCACACTCACCAGCATCGCGCACCTGTTGTCCTGCGGGTTCCTGCGAGGTGTGGTCATCGTGGGCCCCATCCGAGTGATCCGACTCGTGTGGCGCCAAGAGGCTCTCAAGTGGCAGCACACCAAGCACCTGACGTTCTCGCTGCTCACGGGCACCAAGGACCAGCGGACTCGGGCTCTCCTGCGGCCGGCGAACATCTACTTGGTGAACTACGAGAACCTCGGGTGGCTCGCGGAGACGCTGGCCACCTACTTCATCTCCAAGCACCGCGACCCACCGTTCGACGGGCTCGTGTGGGACGAAATATCAAAGTGCAAGAACTCGAACACCCAGCGAGTCAAAGCCACCAAGAAGATACTACCCCACTTCAAGTGGACCACGGGACTCACGGGCACCCCGGCCTCCAATGGGTACAAGGATCTGCACGGGCAGTACCTCGTGGTGGACAAGGGCTTGCGCCTGGGGACCAGCAAGACTGCGTTCAGGCAGCGGTTCTATCGCAAGGAGGGTCCACACCGCGAGGTGCCCTACGACGGGGCCGAGGACGAGATCAAGCAGTTGATCGGGGACATCACGCTGGAGATGTCTGCTGCCGACTACAACCCGCTCCCCGACATGGTGGTCAACGATGTCAGCATCGAGTTGCCCGAGGCCCTGCGCACCCTGTACAACCGGATGGAGAAGGAGTTGTTCATCCAGCTTGACAGCGGCAAGGGGGTCGAGATGTTCAACCAGGCTTCTCTGACCAACAAGTGCCTCCAGTTCTCCAACGGCGCCATGTACCCCGTGGCCGGGATGCCTCTGTGGGAGCCGATCCATGACCTCAAGCTGGAGGCGCTGGAGGAGATCATCGACGAGGCACAGGGCCAGCAGGTACTGTGCGCCTACGCTTACCGGAGTGACGCCGAGAGGATCATGGAGAAGTTCAAGCACCTTCGTCCTGTGAACCTGACCGAGTGCAAGTCAGAGGCTGCGCTCACCAACGCCATGGCCCGGTGGGCCTCGGGGGACTGCGCCCTGATGATCGGCCACCCGGCGAGCATGGGTCATGGCATTGATGGGCTCCAGGCACGCGGGCACATAATCGTCTGGTACGGACTCAACTGGAGCCTGGACCTGTACGACCAGATGAATGCACGCATCCGGCGTCAGGGTCAGGGGGCGCCTGTGATCTGCCACCGGATCATGGTGCTGGACACGCTGGATCAGGCGCAAGCGATGGCGCTGGACGAGAAGGCACAGACGCAGGCGGGGCTGCGAAATGCCGTGAAGCAATACCGCTTGACACGCGGGATTTAATTGTTTTACACTGTTGCACATCACAACAAAGGAGAGATGATGAAAGCCCTGATTGAACTGTTCCGGCTACCCAGCGCCAAGACCCTCGCGCAGCGACAGATCGAGGAGTCCGAGCGCCAGTGGGTCAAGCACTTGGCTGCTGCCGAGTATCACCAGGCCATGATGCGGTATCACGCCGATGTGGTTCGCCAACTGAAAGCGAGGGAGGCAGCATGACCGTCACTCAACTCTGGATAATCGGTGCCATCTGCGCCGTGATGGCGATCATCTGGCTCGGGGACATCTTCTTCAGCGCACCCGAGGAAGACTTCGACGAGGATCTCGCCGATCAGGAAACCCGGGCGCAGGAAGTCGCGGACTCCATGAAGGGTGAGTTGGACTACATGCGCCGGGATGGTCTGCTGTGAAGTGTCCCGAGTGCGGCAAGCCCGCTGACACGCTGGAGACCCGCAAACACGCCGAAGGGGTCCGCAGACGCTATCAGTGTTTCAACAATCACAGGTTCACCACTTTGGAGAAAGTGGTGGTTCTCAGGCCCGGAAGAAAATCAAAATGAGCGACTGGCCATTCCCCACGAAGCTGCCGCCTGCCCAACCGGCGCAGCCTATTCCACTCAACCCCGACAACTTTGAGGATGCACCACTATGAGCAGAGAACTATTGCAGCAGGCACTGCCCCTGTTGGAAAAAAGTTACCCGACGCTGGCTAGGAAACTGTGCGATGAGATACACGAATTCTTGGCAGCACAGCCCGCCCCTGTGCCCTGCGCCCGCAATGAACTGGTGACGGCAATTCACTCTCTGGCGAGCAACTTCGAGAATTCGCTGTACGCCTTCCGCGACGACACGGAAGCGAGGCGCAAGGCAACAGGCGACATTGCGCATGCCATGAAGATCGCGGCCAAGCACAACCAGAACGGGCCGGGATGCTCTGCCGCCCCTGTGCCACCCTTCGATTTGAATTGCACTTGCGGTGCAGTATGGGAAGTGCGCGGCAAGAACGTTGAGTTGGTGCACACTGCTTCCGCCGCTCTTTCTCCGTATTTGCACGCAGAAGCGTCCATCACACTGGAGTTTACTGACGACGAGGTGCCCAAATGACCACCATCACCCTGCCGCCGCTGCCTGATTGGGACTGTCCTCCGGGCTTTGAGCCGGCGTTTCCAGAAGATTATCTTGGTTACACACGAGCACAACTTCGCGCCCGCGACCTCGAAGTGGCGAGGCTGGTGCTGGAGGGTGCGGCGCAAGCGTTAAGGAATAAGCAATACATGAACGCCGTGGATTACGTCCGCGCTTTGGGGGTCAAGCACCATGAGTGATGTACCGCTGCCTGATCCCGCATACATCGCAGGCTCTAGCGGGATGCTTGGAGAATCTGTATGGGATCGCAAGCAGATGCACGCCCACGCCGCTGCTGTCAGTGCTGCGGACAATGCGCGGCTGCGGGAGGAAGTTAAGCGGCTGACAAAAATCATTGACGATGCATGGGGGGAGGCGTGACCGATCTACGCCACCCCCTTCGCCTTCTCTACCGTTCGCAGTGTCCCTAACCCCAGCATCCCGCCCAGCACGTACAGCAGCACATCGGTGTCGATGGCCGGGGCCGCAGGCCAGCCTTTGACGGTGGCCACGTAGGCGAACACCGGATGACCAATCGCAGCCCACAGGAACCCGAGACCACAGCACCAGCCGATGAAAGGTCGCCAGCCTGCGACAAAGGGATTGGGGTTCGCAGCCTCGGCGGCGTTGATTTCCAGTTGACCCATGACTTTTTGCAAGTCCTGCGTTTGCAGCAGGACCATCATGTCGAGTTCCGCTTTGGCCTTGGCCGCAGGATCCGGGAACAGGTTGTCGATCAGCCGCTTTCCGACCTCCAGAATGGGTCCGAGAATCAAGGGGTTCATGTCCACTCTCCTGTTCGCATCTGCTTGGCCATTCGAGCCGCACGCTCCGGTGTCTGCCGAGCCCACAGACTCTGGAGCATCCCTTTGGCAGCACCCTCGTAGTCGCCGGCCTGGACCATGGCGAGGGTGTTCTTGAACTTCAGGAGGCCCTCAGTGCCCATCTGGAACGCCATGCCGACGAGCACAGCCTGGCGGGCACCGTTGAGGTTGGAGAGCCACGGCAGGGCCTTGGCGACCTCGGCCGTCTTGCGCCGGATGTCGTTGTGCAGAAGGTAGTCGATCTCGTCCTCCGAGAGCCCGCCACCTTTGCGCTGGTCGATCAGCCGCCCGACCCCGATGGTCCAGAACCCGAGGTGATCCTGGTACGCATGGCGCACCCGACCCTCGTCCCGTGTGAGCATCTCAGCGAGCGTCATAGATTGTGCAGATACAGTGAAGCGGCGATGACGCAGTATGCGACCCACCGATACCGGTGCGCCAGTTCGTCGAGCATCATGGCTTTTGTTGGAGCCACTTCAGCAACTCCGCGCCTTTTTCGATCAAGGCGTGAAGTCCGGCAACCAGAGCGACGGTCCACAAAGCCACCCGTCGAAACATGTTCAGAAGCCATTTCCATCGGTC